GTGGCCGACCCCAGCCAGCACGACACCATCGAAGTCGCCTACCTGGATGGCAACGACCAGCCCTACCTTGAGCAGCAGCAGGGCTTCACGGTCGATGGCGCGGTGTTCAAGGTGCGCATGGATGCAGGCGTTGCGCCTATGTCGTACCGCACCATCGTTAAGATGCCCGGCGCATAACCGCTAGGCCAATCCACCGCCCATAATCAGCCGCCTTGAGCGGTTTTTTTATGGGCGCTTGTTAACCCTTGGAGGTAAACCCCATGGCTAAGAATTTTGTGCAAAGCGGTTCCGCGCCTACGTTCATCGCCCCCGCTGGCGGCGTTTTGTCGGGCATCCCCGTAGCGATTAACGACCTAGTGGTCGTGCCGCTGGATGACGCCGCCGCCGGAGAGCCGTTCGTTGGTCACACGGGCGGCGTGTGGAACGTTCCTTGTGCTAACGGCCTCACTGCTGGCTCTAAAGTGGCTGTGCTGGCCGGTGAGCTGGTAGCCGCTGGCACCGCCGAGGCGGTCTATTGCGGCAAGCTAACGGCAGACGAAGCGAACGGCGCTGCTGACTTCCTGTTGGTGCAGTAATGGCCAGCCGCTTTGCCCGCGCTACGGCGCGGGCTAACCGTGTCTTTATGGATCGACTCAGCGACGGCCACGCCACCTATACCCCAGCCAGCGGCCCCGCGCTGCTGGAAGTGCCGTACCAGCTGGATCTAAGCCACGAAGTTTACGATCAGGACCAGGTGGCCATGCGCGTGGCCACCATCCTGTTGCCTGTTGAGCGGGTGCCGGAATCCCGGCAGGGCGATACCGTCGCGGTGCCGGGGCGGACGTGGCGGGTACAGCAGGTGCTGGAAGATGACGGCCAGTGGCGGCGGGTGTGGGTGTCGTAACCGACAGGGGGAGTTATGCCCAACCTACAGTTTGATGTTCGTGAACTGCAGGAGCTGAAACAGCAGTTCGACCCCAAAGACGTAGAAAAAGCGCTGAGCTGGGCGGTGAACGCCACCGCTCGCAAAGCGGCCACGCTGATTAGCCGGGAAACCCGGCAGCGTTACGATATTAGCGCGGGGGATATTCGCAAGCGCCTACGCATTCAGCGGTTAGACCGTGGCGATGGGCGGGCGATTCTCTACACCGGCAGGCGGCTGCCGCTGGCGCAGTTCAAGCCCCGCGAGCGCTGGGTGACGGTGAGTTCCCGCCGCCGTGTCCAGAGCGGCCCGCGCAAGGGCAGCATGGCGCGTCGTCGGGGCGTTACCGTGCAGGTGCGCAAGGATCGCGGTCGGCAGCAGGTGCAGGGTGGCTGGTTGGCCAAAAACCATATCTACCGCCGCAGCGACAAGGACGACAACAAAAGCACCCCGGAAATGCGCTTTGGCCCATCAGTCCCTGAAATGGTCGGTAACCAGCAGGTCATGGACGCCGCGCAGGAGCTGGTGCGCGACGACCTACCCCAGCAGTTCAACGACCGGCTGAATTACATCCTCAACCGCAAAGCAGGCCTGACATGACCGACCCGGACATTATCGACGACCTGCTGGCGCGTTTGCGTGACAAATGCCCAGCAATGGCAACCGTAGACCATGCGCCGTTTGCCGAGCCTATCGACAATTTTGATGCCCAGACCCCCGCCGCGCTGGCGTGGTTAGCAAAAGATGGCGCAACGGGCGATGCGCAAACCACCCGCCCCGTTCAGGGCTTGCGGCTAACGTATGGCATTTGGTTGGTCTGCAAGCGGGCTGATTTTAAAGCCCAACGGCAAGCGCTACGGGAAGCGCTAATGGGCCACGGCTTTAGCCCGCAGCATAACCCCACCCAGTACCTGGGCGGTGAAACCACCGACATTCGCGGCGAGTTAATTTGGTGGCGCGAATACTGGACAGTCGATACCTGGCTGCGCCAATAACCCGCTAACCCACCCTACACAACACCCAACACCCCGCCGCGTGCGGGTTTTTTATGCCTGGAGGAAACCCCATGCCCAATGCAGGAGGCAGCTACGAAATCCGTGGCGGCAAGCGCGTGCTCGTGCACAACACGCAGCCCACGCCCGTGAAGCCCGTCACGGCGGCAACGAAGCAACCCGCCGCCCCGGTGAAAACCGATGCAGCACCCAAGCCCGCTAAAGCAGCGGCCAAGCAAGAGGTAGATACCGATGAGTAAGCAATGGCGACGCCGCCTAGCCGTGGTGGCCGTAGAAACCCAGTACGGCGTAGCGCCTGACCCCGCCACCGCCACCATTCTAGAAGTGGTCATGCTGGATGCGGGCAATCCCTACGCAGGTAACACCGTCGAACGCGAGCGCATGCGCTACGGCTTCGGCAACTACGAGCAAATCAACACCGGCCCCAATGTCGAGCGGCAAATCCGCGTGCCGTTCTCCGGTTCCGGCACCGCTGGCGAGCCGCCCGCGTATTCGCCGCTGCTGCGTGCCTGTGCGCTGTCGGAAACCATCGACAACACCGTCGATAGCGAAAGCGTCACCTACCAGCCCGTTTCTCAGGGCATGGATAGCGTGACGATCTGGTGGTATGAAGACGGCCAAGTGCAGGAAATTCGCGGCGCACGCGGTACCTACGAAATCGGCGCGGATGCCCAAAGCCTACCGTACTGGCAATTCAACCTCACCGGCCTTTACAGCCGCCCCGAAAATGCCCCCACTGTGCAGGGCGCAGAAAGCACCGTGGCCGGTGAGGTGCCGATCAACAAACAGAACAGCACGTTCACCCTGTTCGGCTACCCGGCGCGCCTGCAAGCGTTTAGCCAAAACGCAGGCAACCAGGTGGAATACCGCAACCTCGTCGGCTATGAAGGCGTGCACATCACCGACCGCCGCGTAACGGGCAACATCACCATCGAAGCCCCCGCGCTGGCCGACTTCAACGCCTTCGAGAAAGTTGAAAGCCACCAGGGCGTGACCTTGGGCGCCGTCGCGCTCACTCACGGCACCACCCCCGGCAACATCATCAAAGCCGAAGGGCTGCAGGCGCAGGCGGCCAACATCACGCCCAGCGACAACCAAGGCATCATGCACTACGGCATGGAAATTCGTTACCTGCCCACCGGCAGCAACGACGACGACGTGAAGTACGTATTCACCTAACCCAACAAACCAGCCACACCACGCCGCCCACTGAGGCGGCGTGTTTGTTGTACCCCTACCCATTTCAAGGAAAACACACTATGTCTCTGGTACTGAAAAAGATCCCCACCACCACCGTTGATGTGCCTGTTCAAGTGCCGGGCGAAGAGAAGCCTGCCACTATTCAAGCGACGTGGAAGCTACACGACTGGGATACCTACCGCGCCACGGTCGAAGCGCAACAGAAGGGCGAGAAACACGACGAAGAGTTGCTCGACGATCTGGAAAGCGTGAGCGGCATCAAGGACGAAAACGGCAACGACATGCCGTTCAACAAAGAGCTGGTAGAACAGCTCATGCAAACCACCTACATTCGCCGCCCACTGATCCTCTCATGGTTCGCTGCCCAAGAAGGCCGCAGCCAGGCCGCTGCAAAAAACTAAGCGGCGCTGGCCAGTGGTGGGCGGGTGCCCGGTCGATCAAAGACCACACCGAGGAAGACGCCAAGGCGTGGGGCATCACGCGTAGTAAGCCCCGCGCTCCCGCGCCGGAAACCTATGGCGTGTGGGAAGAACACTGGCCAGCGCTGGAGCTGTTTCTGGCCATGCGCACCCAGTGGCGCGTGGTCGCAGGCATGGGTGGTGCCCATCACCAGGGGATTGATTACACCGCCCTCTACGGCCACCCCAAATTTGCACGGCTCGGGTTTGATGAACAAGACGCGCTGCTTGCGCAGGTGCAGCATATCGAAGCGGGCGCCCTCGCCGCGTTGAACGACAACCCGATAGACGAAAGTGAAGACCATCGCCGCATAAGTGACGCTATCGCAGCACAGCACGAGCTGCAGGTAGCCACGCTGCTGGCTCATCACGAAGCAAATATCACGCCCTAGCACCCGCTGGGGCTTTTTTGTGCGAGGAATTCAATGAGCGACACCAGACACAGCTCTTTGATGCCATTACCTCTATTTTGATACGTCGGCTTGACGTCAGTAAATTCGTTTAACCGCGCCTAGCCAAACTTAACCAAGTGCGCTACGTTCCCTGTCGGGGTGACTCAACGGGGAATTTGTCGTGGCTGAATATTGCCGGAACTGTGCGGTGAAGCTCTTTGGCGAAAAAGTGGCCGCCAAGCATTTTCGCGGGCTCTGCAAGAAGGGCGAAACCTACATGGAGCTATGCGAAGGCTGCGGCGATCTTGTTGAGCTGGATCATAATGGATGGCGCGTAGGCACGAAGCGCAGCTTTGAGAATGATGCAAAAGAAAGCGTTTGGTTGCGTCTATTCAGTGTCTTTAAGCGATAGGGATCGATAATGAAGAAATTGGCACTACCATTAGCTTTAGCTGCGCTAACAGCCGGTTGCGCAAACGTATCAAATATGTCTCAGTCAGAACTTAGAGGTTACAGCACGGCGCAGCTATGCTCTACGTATGGAGGCGTACATGGCGGAGGGTGGACCAATACTAGGCCACCGAATGTTAGACAAGCTATACAAAGGAAAGGAGATATAACAGACAGGGAATGGAGTGCAATAAATCGCCGCTCGGTTTTTGTAGGAATGAGCGAGGCGGCATTGCTGTGTTCTTGGGGGACTCCTAATTTTTATGGCGGGGTAAACCAAACCAGAACAGCTAACACGCTTAGTAAACAGTACGTGTACAGAGGGTGTTCTGGCTGCAGAGCGGATTATGTTTATATTGAAAATGGCAAAGTAAGAGCCATTCAGAATTAAGCCAAGTTAAAAGCCCGCAACCGTGCGGGTTTTAATGCCAGTTATTTAACATGCCCGCCGCGAGCGGGCTTTTTTGTGCCTGTCATTTGAGGTGTCGCCATGTCTCGGAACTACAAAACTGGCCTGATCATCACCGGCGACGCCAGCGGTGGTATCAGGGCCATTAAGGCCACGGATGACGAGCTAGGAAAGTTAAATCAAGGCTTTGACCGGGGTACGCGCCGTAGCAAGCAGTTTACCCAAAACATTAACGGCACTAGCCGAGAGCTGCAGATGCTGCGCCGCGCCGCTGCGCCTATTGCCGGTGCTATTGCGGGCATGTTTGCGGCCAACTCGCTGCAAAACCAGATCAACTGGGGCGACCAGCTACAGAAAACCAACCTGCGGATTGGTGCCAGCACGGAAGCGCTGAGCCAGTACAACTACGTCGCCAGCCTCTCTGGCGTCGAGTTCAACCAGCTAACGACGGCATGGCAGCGCCAAACACGGCGTATTGCCGAGGCCGCTGCAGGCACAGGGGTAGCCGTCGCGGCGCTGGATCGCCTCAACCTTAGCGCCCAAGAGCTGAACCAACTGGCCCCAGAAGACCAGTTCGAGCGCATCGCGGAAGCCATGCAGGGCGTGGAAAACAGCAGTGAGCGCGTGCGCCTTGCCCAGCAGCTTTGGGATAGTGAAGGCGTAAAACTGGTGCAGATCGTCAACAGTGGCACCGATGCCATTGCTGCCATGCGCGCGGAGGCTGACGCGCTGGGCCTAACGATCAGCCAAGACACCGCCAACGCCATGGCAAGCTATAACGATGAAGTCGATCGCCTAAAGTTTGCCGCGCAGGGTGTCAGCCAAACGCTGCTTTCTGAGCTAGTGCCTGCGATGACGGCAGGGCTACAAAACGTCAATGCGTTTATCCAAGAGGCTGGCGGCGCAGAAGTGGTGGTTGGCCACCTCACTGATGGCGCTCAAGTGCTTGCCGTACTGCTGGCAGGCCGCTACGCGGGAGCGTTCGCTACTGCTACGGCGGCAAAACTCGCGGCTACTCAGCAGTCTATCGCCTATCAAATGGCGCTGGCGCGCATGGCGGGCGTTAGCGCTACGGCGGCAGGCGCTCAGGCCTCTCTGGCAGCGGCTACGCGTGGTGCGGGGGCCGCGATGGCGCTGGTGGGCGGGCCACTAGGCGCGGCAATGATCGCCGGTGGCGCTATCTACTATTTCCGCGAAGAGCTGGGGTTAGTGGCGCCCAAGGTGCAAACCGCTACTGAGCGCGTGGACGACATGACCAGCGCGCTAGATGCCAACTCGGAGGCCGCGCTTAAAAACGCACGCGCCATGCTGGAAGCAGAGCAGCAGTTCCAGCAGTTTCGCCAAACCCAGCTTGCGATGGAGGTTAGTAGACAGCGGCAAATTGTGGCCGATGAACAGCGCCAATGGGATGCAATCGGCGGCCATTCTGCCTTCGGTGCCGGGCCTAGCAGCGAATCGCAACAGGCGCTTCAGGATCTGCAAGTGCAGCTCATGGATACGCGGAACGCTATTGAAGCAGCGGGCGGCTCGGTTGCTGAAATAGATAGCAAGCTAGAAGCGCTAGAGAGCACGACCCGTGACGTTATCACGCCAACCACCGACCTTGGCGATGCCACCAACACCACCGCCGCCGCCGCCCGCGAAGCCGCCAAACAAACCACCACGCTCGCCAACAGCTACGAAAACCTGCTCGACCGCATCCAGCCCAACCGCCGCGCTGCGCGGCAGTACGCGCAGGATGTGGGCACGCTGAACCTAGCCCTGGCCACGGGCCGCATCAATGCCGTGCAGTACATGCAGGCCATGGGCATGCTGCAGGAGTCGTTTCAGGCGGCGCAGCGGGAAACAGAGCAACTGGCCGATGCCACCGAGCGGGCCGCGTTCACCATGGAAGGCGCGTGGGATGAAGTACGCCTGAACGGCTTACGCCGCCTAGACGATGGCATCGCCAATATGTGGCAAGGCGCTATCGACGGCAGCCTAGACGCTGGCGAGGCCATGAAGCGCATCTTCAGCCAGACGCTAGCTGAAATGGCCCACATGGCCATCACCCGGCCCATCATGGTGCAGATTGCGGGCAGCATGGGCATGGGTGGTAGTGGGCCTATGTCGGGTGGATTGGGGCAGCTGTTTGGTGGACAAGGGGGTGGGCTTAACCTTGGCTCGCTGGGCAATATCGGCAGCACCATTAGCGGGTGGTTTGGTGGCGGTGCGGCTGCAGGGGCAGCCCCGATTGGCTACGCAAGCGGCTTCGGTGCCCAGGCTGCCACTGGTACTTATACCGGCTGGGCAGGTAGCGCCGCTGCTGGCGCGGCTAACCCTGGCATGCTTGCCTCAATGGGCGGGTTTTCGGGCATTGCGTCGGGGTTGGGTGCGGGGTACATGGGCTACCAGCTGGGCCAATCGCTAGCCCCTGATGCGAAGTACGGAGAGGTGGCGGGCGGTTTAGGCGCGTTGGGCGGCTTTGCGCTGGGTGGGCCGATTGGCGCGGCTATTGGTGGCGCTATAGTGCCTGCTATCAGTAAGGGGCTATTTGGCGGCAGTTGGCAAACCAAGGATGCGGGCCTGCAGCTAGGGGTTTCATCCGGCGATTTTGTTGGCAATCAGTACGAACGGCAGCGCAAAAGCGGCGGCTTGTTCAGTGGTTCCAGTTACCGCACCCAAACCAGCGCGCTTGATGCCGAGCTGGAAGCCTCGCTGTCACAAACCTACGAAGCTCAAGAGCTGGCGCTGCGAGCCTCGCTAGAGACGCTAGGCCAGCAATCCGACGCGCTAAACAGCTTTAGCGCGGGCCTGCAAAAAATCAGCACGAAAGGGAAAAGCGAAGCTGAAATAGAGCAGGCCGTGCAAGAGTGGTTGCAGGGCATCGTTAACCGCGCCGCCCAAAGCGTGGTAGATCCAAGCGACTTTGCGTTAGCCGGTGAAACCACCGTGGACACGCTCAACCGTTTGGCCACCGCGCTAACGGGCGTTAACCCCATCATGGAGCAATTGCACGGTAACGCCTTCGCGGCGTCGCTGGCGGGCGGTGATGCGGCAGCTAGCTTAGTCGCGCTGAGTGGCGGCATGGATCTGTTTACCCAGCGGGCCGACTACTACTACCAAAATTTCTACAGCGAGACAGAGCGGCAACAAGCGGCGATGGATCAAGCCGCCCAAGCCATGGGCGCGTTTACCGCGCAAACCGGGAAGATTGTCACGTCTGCTGATCAGCTACGCGAGTTAGTAGACGGTATTGATCGCAATACCCAATCGGGCCGCGAGCTGTACGCCGCCGCGATGCAGCTAGCCCCGGCGCTGGTAGAAGTTGAAAACGGCTTAGAGCGGGTGCGTGGCCGTTTTACGGACATGCTCAGCGAAGCAGAAAACGCGCTAAGCAGTGCCGAGCAGCAAGCACGCAGTGCCTACGCCGCGTTTGAAAAGCAATCGTTTGACCAGCAGCTGCAGCTCTTGGGCCTGCTGGGCAACGAGCAAACCGCGTTAGCCCTGCAGCGTGAGCGAGAGCTGCAGGGCATCGACCCGCTGCTACAGGAAACCCAACGCCGCATTTGGGCGATGGAGGACGAAGCCGCCGCGCAGCAAGCGGCCACGCAGGCGGGGCAGGAGTATGCCCGTTCGCTGGCGCAAGTGAACGACCAGCTCAGCAGCACGTTTAACGGCATTAGTCAGTGGGTAGACCAGCAAAGCGCGACCGCTGGCACCCCCGGCATGAACTTGACCGAAGCAGGCGACCAGTTCGCCCGGCAGCTGGTGCTAGCCCAATCAGGCGACCGCAACGCGCTACAAAGCATTACCCAATACGCCGAGCAATACCTGGCTGCCGGGGAAGCGATGTACGCCAGCGGTGGCGCGTTCCAGCGCATTCAAGGCGATGTGTTAGACGCGTTGAAAGATCTACCCGATCAGATAGCGGCAGAGGAGTATCTAGCGCAAGAGATCCGCGACGCTCTGCAATCGGTGGTTATCTCATCGATGCCTACCGACGAACGGCTAGCAGTAGAACTAAGCCGTGAGCTAACCCGCTTGGATGCCAACCAGCTGACCGCCGCCCAGGTGCGCAGTGCCTTGGCACCCCACGCCACCGATGCCGAAATTAGCCGCCTGATTCGTGAGGTAGACGCCAACGGTGACGGCATCATCACCAAGCAAGAGTTGGCCAACCAGCGGTTAGCGGGGCTGGCTAGTGGCATCGGTAGCACGCTGAAACCGATGTTCGACAGCATCGACCTAGACGCAAGCGGCCTGATTGATTGGAATGAGTTTTACGGCGCGTTTCAGGGGCTGGCCAGTGATGAAGAGTTGCGCCGTATTTTCGGCAAACTCGATGAAGACGGCAGCGGCACTATTAGCCGCCTTGAAGCGCTGAACCGTAGCAGCCAAGGCACTGAGGGCAACACGCAAAGCCTGGAAGAGCGCGCCCGAGAGCAACTGGGAGAACTGACAGGGTTGGTAGGCGAGATGACCCGCTCAACCGATCAGTTTGTCGGTTTGAACACCACGATGGTGAGCCTGCGTGAATCAATCAACGCGCTGGGCGTTGCACAAGAAGAAGTGGCGAGGATTGAGCGGGAGCGTTTAGCGGCCGAGAAAGCGGAGCGCGATAGGCTTGAGCGTGAGCGCGTAGAGGCGCAGCGCGAGTCCTTAGCGAGCGAAATTGATCGCTTGCAGCGCGAGCAGCAGTCGCTAGCGAATACTGGTGTTTCGGCGCCCAGCCGCAGCGTTATCAACTCCAGTTATCGGCATGTACCTGACGCGATTAATCACATAAACAGGACTGTTGGCAACATCCTAGGATCGTCCGGCGTTACAGATCGATCCGTTGAGCGGTTGCGTGATTATTACACCCAGGGACCTGGATTCACCGCTGACCAGGGTGTCGGTGACGCCCCTGGCGCGGGAGGTGCGTACTCACCAGGAGGCATGTACTGGCCCTACGTCGAAGCGTATCTCCGTGAGATTGAGAACGCTATCGACACCAGGCAGTCGGCTACTAGTCTGGATAGCGAAATTGCGAGATTGCGCGCTGAACTGAATAAATTGAACTCGGTTGATGGCTCACATGCCACAGGTCTATGGAACGTGCCGTTTGATGGCTATATCGCAGAGCTACATCGCGATGAAATGGTCGTGCCCGCGCAAACGGCAGGCCGCTTGCGCGAGCTACCGAGCCGTGAGCTACCCATGCCTGCACTGCCCAACTTCCCGCTCCTCAACCGCACTGATCAGCACGATGTGGTGCGCGACCTGCTGAACGAAAACAAAACCCTACGTAAAGAGCTAACCGCGCTACTCAAGAGGATTGAGCAGCACGGCGCGGCGGGGGTGGCCGTGCAGCAGGAAGCGGCCAAGCAGCAAATTAGCGAGCTGAAAAAGAGCAACCTTGCACTCGATGATATGAGCGCAGCGGCCCGCCTGGAGGCGTTACGATGAGCTATTGGTTGTTAACGGTCGAAGCGCTCGATAGCGAAGGAAACGCCAAAACGCTGCGATTTAGCACGCCGGGGTATATGGACCCGGCCCCCGTGGCATGGGTGCCACGCATCAAACAGCCTGGTTTATACCGTGCTGGTTTGTTTGCGGGGGAGCTAATCAACGTAGACCGCAGCGGCTACGGCGAAACCACGCTAATCAACATCGACGGAGGGCTTGATTGGCTGGCGGACTACGCCACCGATGGCCGTAGCGCCACACTGCAATATGCCGATGAAAGCGGCATAACCACGGTACTGGAGGGCGCCGTGGGCCGCGTGTCGTTTAGCAATGCGCTGGTGTCGATCAATCTGCGCGACCCGGTGGAGATCCTGCAGCAGCCCCACCCCCAAGCCCGCTATGCGGGCACCAACGTAGCCCCCAACGGTGTAGAGGGCACCGACGACGATATAGGCGGCAACATCAAACCCCGCGTTTACGGGCAGGTGCGCAATGCCCAGCCTGTGGCGGTGAATACGTCAATGCTGATTTACCAAGTGAGCGACCAGCCTTGCACCGTCACGGCGGTATACGACAACGGCATACCGCTAACGTATGACGGGGATTACGCCTCGCTAACCGAGCTGCAAAGCGTGGCCCCGGCCACGGGGGAATGGAGCGATTGGGAACCACCACGGGGAAAGTGGCGGCGCTATCAGGGGTATATCCGCGTGGGGGTGGCCCCCACTGGCCAGCTCACGTGTGACGCCAACGCCCCGGCGGTGAACGCGGGAGATGTGGTGGCGCAAGTTGCCAGTGAGGCCGGGGTAACGCTGGAGAGTGCCGTGGCGCTCAATAGTCGGGGCGCGGTGCGGCTATGGCTGACGGAAGAAACTACCACCGCCGCGCTGTTAGATCGTTTGATTGCGTCGTGTGCGGGGTTCTACCGCATTACCGGCGGCCAAACGCTGGTAGCCGGGCTGTTAACGCCGCCCGGTGCGCCTGTTCTCACGCTCAACGACCACCAAATTATCACTATCGACCGCGACTCAGCGGGGGCAGGCAGTAACGGCCTACCGGTGGGCCGCGTGACATGGCAAGCCGACCGTATCGAAACCGTGCAAGCCGACCTTGCCGGGGCGGTGACGGAATCCCGCCGCGCCCGGCTGGCCAACCCCTACCGGGATGCGGTGGCCGTCTCTGCCGCCACGCTTGCCCGCCACCCGCTGGCAGATGCCGTAACGGTGGCCAGCGACCTTGCTAGCCGCAGCCATGCCCAAACCACGGCCAACGATGTGTTAGCGCTGCTATCCCCCCGGCGCGACCGGCTAACGGTGGTCGCCCGCGTGGTGGATGCAGGCGGTTTGCAGATTCAACAAACGGTTCGCGTGGTTACACCCCGGCTAGGGTACACCGCCGGGCGCAACCTGCTGGTGGTGGGGCGCGAAGTTGACGCGTCGCGCAACCGGGTATCACTCACACTATGGGGTTAATCAATGGAAGAGGGAAAAATCATCCTGTGTTGGCCCAACCACGCCAACGGCGCGGCGGTGAGCGGGGGTGGCTGGGAATCAGCGCTACCCGCTATCAAGTTGTTAGACCCCACGCTAGCCGAGCAGGCCCGTTCTAATGGGCTCAACCCCGCGAACACGCAGGTGCTGGTTACCCTGCCGCGCTTCCTGCCGGTGGGCGTGGTGGCGGTGGCCGCGCACAACCTAAGCGCCGTGGCCACGTGGCGCATAACCGTTTATTTCGACGATGCCGCCACGCAAGTAGCGTGGCAAAGCGACTGGCTACGGGTATGGCCCCCGGTGTATTCCACCAGCGAGTTGGAATGGGAGTACGACAACTTTTGGGGCGGCGAATTTGACGACGAAGACCGCGCGTCATTCACGCCGCTGGCCACGCTGTTTTTGCCCGCAGTGCAGATAGCCCGCGCCGTGCGCGTGGAGTTTGACGACAGCAGCAACCCGGCGGGCTTTATCAGCGTGGGCCGGGTGTTTATCTCGGATGTGTGGCAACCCACTTACAACATGAGCTACGGCTGCCAGTGGGGCTACGACATTGATACGCAGTTTGAAACCGCAGGCGATGCCAACCGCACCGAGTACGCCGACCCCGCCACCCCCAAGCGCACCGTATCGTTTGCGTTAGAACATTTAGACCGAGAAGAAGGGTTCCGGCGGGCCTTGGCCACCCAACGCAAGATTGGCCTACACGGTGAAATTCTCTACGCCGAAAGCGCCCAGGCCACGGCAGAGAGCTTTGCGACCACGATCCTAGCGCGGCAAGTGCAGGTAAACCCACTGACCCACCCCTATTTTGGCACCTACGCCAATTCCTACGCCCTACGGGAGATTCTATAAATGGTCGATCAAGTCACGTTCCCGCCGTCGATTGGCGGCTCAGGTAAGACCTACACCAACGACGCCAACCCTCAAACCGGCATGTTTAACGGTGGCCACCGGGTTAACTTCTTCCCGATACTTGCGGATACCGTTGCCGCCGCCGGTTACGTAAGCCGCTACGCCCAGGCTATTGATGGCGCTAAAGCAAATGCGGATAGAGCCGAAGATGCAAGGGGGTATGTAGAAGCCGTCGCGGATGCATACAACGTCAATATTATTGACGCATATCGGGCTAAAGCCACTTTTGGAATGGACTTTATCTCGGGCCATTACTGGGCTGACAATGGCGCGCGCATCGAGTCGAACGATCCGGCTGATGTATTTGCAGTTACTCGCTCTGCATCGGTTCTCGCCGAAGGGCCGAACAATTTATTCAGAGAGGTTCCCGCGAATACGATTGCAAGAGAATGGCGCAACGGCGTGGCAATGGGGGCGCTTAATCAGCAGTCAAGCACCAATCTTTTATTATTTAGCACAGACTATACGCAAGGAGTTTCCGGAGAGGGGGTGACTGTTGAATCCAATAGCAGTCAGAGCCCCGACGGAACGCTGACCGCTGATAAAATTATTCCTTCTACTATCGATGAGCGTTCTTATATCGGCAAAAACAACGTTTCGGTAATTGAGGGAGATGTTTATACCCAGACGTTTTATGTTAAATACGCTGGCTTTGAGTTTTTGCAAATTACAGGCTCGGTTTCTTTTTCCCCGGCGCTCGCAAACGTATCGTTGATAACGGGCGAAGTGACCGCCTCTAATTTTCCGCCCGACTATAAAATATCAGTTCACAAACGCGGCAACGGTTTTTTTGAAATCGAGTACACGACAACAGCTGTTGGAACAGGAGACGGCAGAATACTTGCTGCAATTGTTCCCGGCCCTCTATCGGGACGGCTAGAAAATATCACCGGCGACGGGGTGTCCGGTGTTTATATTTGGGTATCTCAGTTAGAAAAATCGCGCTTTGGCTCATCTCCTATTATTACTCAAGATGCACCTGTAACCCGTCCTAGTGGTGTGCTTTCTAGGGCGCTAGGTAGAGAGTATTCCCAGCAGGGCGGCACGTTAATTATCTCCCTGAAAAATATTCATATTGGCAATACATCGCAGTGTATTGCGGAATTTGGACAAAACACTGCTGACCGAATAGGGGTTTATATAAGCCCAGAAGGCTCGTTGTTTACACGGATTAGGGAAAGCGATGACCCTTACGACACGCCAACATTTGTTGTTAGTGAGGGGGATTCTGCAAATATTGCGTTATCGTTCAGTCATGGAGGTATTAGTCATTTTTCAGTCAATGGAACATCAAAGAGCAATGTAGGCACTAAGCTGCCCGCGGTATCTACATTTTATGCCGGTTCCACTTATAACGGTGGTCTGGCGTGTGTCGCTAATTTTGTGGCGATTATGTACCTGCCCATTCCGCTAACGATCTCAGAAATTGATGAGGTGACTGCACAATGATCGACGCCATCGTACTCATAGACAACGCCGCTCAGCTTCCTGCCTCCCTAACTGACGAAAACGCATCCCCTACACTCATCGACCCACAGGCCACCAACGCTACAGGCGCCCGCCTGCACTACGTGCGCATGACTGCCGCTCAGCTAAACGAATGGCGCCCACATGTGACCGTGCTAGCCGAAGCGCCGTACACCGGCACCGGCACTGCTGACCGGGTTTATCAGCAAATACAAGACGACGCCGAAAAACTGGCTATGTATGAGTCTGTTTACGACACCGCGCCGCGTGAGGTTGACGACGGCGAAGGCGGCACGATGACAATCACGCCCCCGTTTAAGTTCGGCATACTCGCTGAATCGCCACTTCCAGTGCCTGACTCTGTTACCAGCCGCCAGGGCATGCAGCAGCTCATTATCGCCGGGCTGGATGAGCAGGTGGAGACTGCCATTGCCAGTATTGTTGATGTAACCGAGCGGAAATTGACCCAGGCGTGGTTTCAGCGAGCGACCGAGTGGGAGCGCGATAACCCGCAATTTATCGGGCTGATGAAGGAGCTGGGCCTAACCGATCAGGAGGCCGACGACCACATGCGGGCGGCAGCGCTGCTATGAGCTATCAAACCGTTGTTGGCTTGCGTATTAGCACCCAAGCGGGTGCTGTACCGACCGCCGCCCAGATCAGTGAGGGAGAGCTGGCGTTTAATATTGCTGACCGTAAGATTTTTGCTCGCTTTGGTAGTCAAATTGAGCCGGTCAACCTAACCGCCGCGCAGTCGCAAAAGCTGGCAGCGGTGGGCAGCATGGCCAACCGCAACGTATATATCTCGGCGCAGCCCCCCGACGACGCGATAGGCCAAGACGGCGATATATGGCTACAGCACTGGAGCTAGCCCATGCATGTACGCATCGACGGCGAATACCGCTACACCGAAGAGTGCGTGCGCGTCGATGGCCAGTGGCGCACCACTTCCCGCTGGGAACGGATCAGCGGCCAATGGGTGCTAGTGCGCGACGCCCGCACATGGGCACTGCAGGAGCTGGAGTGGGAAAGCGACCAGTTTTGGGAAGGTATCGCGCCGCCGTAGGGTGGCTTTTTTTTGGCTTGAAACAAAGCGTTAGCTCGCACGCTAATAATTACCCATAAATTTTACAATGCTTTTTAACTTTATTAATAAATACAAAGGGTTAATAACGCTTGCGCTCAGCTCAAAACGTGGTTTGATAGAAAGGAAAAGCACACTACTGCCTTTAATTTTGGCAAATGGCGCAACTCTGTAAACTAACCCTTGAGCATATCGCTTAGGCGCATAAACCCGCTTAGCAATTTTCCATTAGCGTCATGCGGTGTAGTATGATGCTGTATGTATAAACAGTTTTTAGGTGTGCGCAAACGCGCGCAGGGGAGGCGACACAATGAGCGAGCAGCAGGGAACGACGCAGCGATATAACACTAACGTACTGGTAGGCATTAACCAGCGCGATACGCTGCAAAACATTGATGTGATGATGGAATTTATGCAGGTGACCGGCGAAGAGCCGCACGCGGGCAGCCACATGATTCTAGCCATGGTGCGCGATGCGCTGGGGCATGAGCTGCAGCGCGCGGGCAAGCACGGCCCCCACTAGCCCCGCATTCACTCAGGCCCGGAGCGTTTTGAGAAAAATTTTTTTAACACAGTTCGTGTCAAAACGCTTTTGGGATGCTAGGATTGGCAAACAGTGAGTTGATGACCACCGCCGGACGGCGTTGGTTGGAAGGCAAAAAAGACATACAAATTAACTAGATAGACACCCAAAAGAAAAGCCCCAGTTGGCGCTGGGGCTTCTCGGATGTTTTGGGCAGCAAACCTTAAAGGCTGGGGCACAAAACCGACTCCTCAGAGTTTAACTGCTGCACAAGACGCGGGCAAGTCTCAAGCGAGATTTTGCGAATGGATGCTGCAGCAGAGAACGCGCAGCCCCGCAAGTGGGGGCGCGTGCCGTACGAACACCCAGGCAAGTGGTGGGGCACCGGTAACCGGTGCGGGCATAACCCCGCTAAAGGGGAATTTGACCGCTATTGCCAGCCGCTGAAAAAGGGCAGGCTGCCCGCCACCTTGCAAGCCCTGGTAGAGGGTGCCAAAGCCTACTACACCAGCCCCGGCCTATTGCCCACGCTGGCGAATTTGAACGGCAAGGCCAACGCTGACGGCAACCCCCGTTGTAACCGATCTGAGGCCCGCGCCGCTGAGTCGCTGGTTCTCTCTGCCATTATCCAGTTTACCGAGTTTGCCAGCCTGCGCGTGGGCACCCCGCTAGCGGATGGTGGTTTTAAACACCGTAGCTGTGCTGAAATTGCCCGCGTGGCGGGCCTGCTGGCACCCGGCAGTACCCCGGAAGCGCCCGAGCCTAGCCAACGTTTTTGGCGCGCCTTCCGGCGCTTAAAGCTCGCTGGTGCGTTTACGGTGCATTTGCAGCATGAGGTGAAGGCCGACGGTACTAAGCGCGCCCGGCCTGCTGTGAAGCTACTCAACCCGGATTTTCTGCTGGCGCTGGGGCGTGTGGGCTACCAGAAGTTTAAGGAGTTCCGCGACTGGTGCAGCAACCGCATTAAGAAGGCCCGCCGCAAATACCGCGAACAGTACCCCAAGGCACACGACGCCGCCGAAGCCCGCCGCCGCTTGGCGATGGCAGGCAGCGGCCCCAACGCGATGCAGAAGCAGCGCCGGGGCAAGGCTGATCTACCCGACGCGAACGACGAGAAAGAGCTGCAGCGGCGCTATAACCGCGAAGCCGCCGCGTATTTTGCCGAGATAGTGACGAATAACCCCGGTGCCAGCTATGCCGAGGTTAACAAGCTGGTACGCATCAAATACCCGCCGTATGAAGAGTGGTTAGACCGGCAGCGACGACACTAGCCCGCTGCCAGCCCCGCCCTAAAACGTCACACAGCGCCCACGCCGGGCGATTAGCCCGTGGCTGAGTGTTACCTTTGCTCCGTTTCCCCGCCTGTTTTAGCGCCCCGCTGGCGCAAAATCCCTTCGATCTACGCCCCGAAGCCATCCCAGAAAAGCCCGACCCCGCCGCTGATTCCAATCCCCTTTAAAGATGTAAAATTAAGTGATTTGAAATAAAAGTTAGGTGATATGGCAATAAATTAGCTGTACACCGTTAATATGCTCTTCTTATGTAATTAAATAGGTTCAGCTAACCCCCACTAGCGCGGGGTTTATCCACAATGCCCGCGCAAGCGCGGAAACTCTCTTAAGAGCACAAGGTCAAGGGCTTTAAATGCCTGCGCAAGCGCAGAACCGCTCTACACTGACGCCCAGCCCTACCGGGCTGGTTGTCCCAGGGGTTGCACCCCTGGACCCCGCTAAACCCCAACACCCCGTTTGGCAGTGGCGAGGGGGTGCCGCATAGCTGGGCGGGCTAACGCCCGTTCGCCGCGCTGCTATAATTGCTACTTATAGTTCAGTGGGCGGCTTGCATGTCGCTGGCGCGACATCACCCCCAACCCCCGGTAAACTAAACGCATGAGGTTACCGCCATCCCACCCCCGCACACTCGCACAGCTGCAGGCCGTCGCCTGCCGCGACTGCCACGGCCACGGCTACACGAACGGGCTGTTTCACCGCTTCGCCTGCGCGACGTGTGGCGA